GTTTCCCAGTCACGATCGGAACCGTTGGCGAATGAAACACTCAACCGGTTTAGAACTCTTTTTAGTATGTTACCGTTTTATACAATGACCGTAGACGATTCGGAAGGAATGGACGCCCTGGGCCTGGTAGACTACCCCGCCCATTCAAAGGCACTTATGACCTTTTCGAAGGATTCTAAAAAGTCGTATTTCTTCAATGATGAGCAACAGATTCTTATGGGGGTGGCTATCGCTACTTCGACCCCTATATACCGTAAAGACTTCACAACTAACGAAGAATTCTATGTTATCTTCGACAAAAACAACACCCGTAAGATAGGCCAAAAAATGCTTAAAAATGGGTACTTACATAACGTCAACGAGCAACACGATTCTAATAGAATGCTAACGGATATAACACTAGACCAACTCTTTTATATTGACAAAGACCGAGGCGTTGAATGTCCTGGGTGCTTTGCCGATCAAAACTTAAAAGACGGGTCTATGATTATTTCGTACAAGGTCCACGGTCGGGAAAACTGGAATAACATAAAATCGAAAATTCAAAGCGGCGAAATACAAGGCTTTTCTATCGAAGGGTATTTTGATAAAACGCCTCTTAATATTAAACGTAAAAACAAAATGAAAAAGACGTTAAAACAATTAGTATTCGGGGCTGAAGCTACCGAAGAAAAAAAGGTTTTCGGCGAGGCCGAAACTACCGACGGCGTTCTAGTTAAATGGGAAGGCGAACTAGAAGTAGGTACCGCCGTATTCATTATGGACGAAGAAGGCAACGAACTACAAGCGCCTGAAGGGGTTCATTCTATTATGCGCGAGGACGGGAACACCGACGTAATAACCTTAGACGCTAACGGTATTGTAGTTTCTAAAGAGATCGTAGAAGGCGAAGAAACCCCAGGCGAAGAAGAAATAGCCGAAGTAGGGGAAATTGAAGAAGCTATGAAAGCCCTTAAAAATGACTACGAAGCGAAACTAAGCGAACTAGCCGAAAAGATAGAAGCCCTGGAAACTGAAAAAGAGGGTCTAAAGTCTGAACTTGCAAAACAAGAAGGCTACACGAAAAAGTTAGTAGACGAACTAGACAACCCTAGTAAATTCGTTAAAACGGACGTTAAGACAATGGGGTATAAAAACTTAATTTACAAACGATAGGCGACACGCCACAATTTTAACTTAAAATGAAAAACTTTAAACAAACACTTAAAGACAAATTCGACTGGGACGTGTCGGGCCTTCCCGCATATACAGACGAACAAAGCGCGGAAATAATCAGCGACTTAATTAATTCAAGCGAATTTCTATCTAGAATTTCTATCCAAGAGGGTAACAAAGGAAGCGAAGAAATTAAGCTACTTTCATCTAGCCCAACAGTTCAGGCGGCGACTACTTGCGGGTGGTCAGCGACTGGTGGGGTGGTCCTAACAGACAAAGCCCTAACGACTAAAAGGCTTAAGATTCAGGAAGAGTATTGTAACGAGGACCTAAACGGAACCTGGGCGCAATTAATGAACGCGGCGGGTGCCAATGTTCAGGATACGGTTATGCCTATGGAAGAGGTAATGGTAGCTTACTACATTAAGAAAACCCAGGAAAGAATTCAGGACCTGGTTTTCAACGGCGACACGGCTAGTGTAGACCCTAACCTAGTACACTTCGACGGGCTTAGAAAGTTATGGAAAGCAGACGGCAACCTAGTAACGGCTACCGTGGCCTTCCCAACGATCAACAATACTAACGCGTTCGACGCCCTTAAAGCGGTATCTAATGCAATTCCTAGAGTATTGAAAAGCAACCGAGTAGATACCGAAATTTTATGTGGTTATGAAACGGCCCAGGACTGCCTAGACCAAATTTATAACGACAAAGACTTCGCGGCTAACATTGAGTTCTCAGACGAAAACGGCGAACTTACGTTTATCTTACCTACGACTACGACAAGGGTAAGAAGCCAAAGACAATTAGACGGAACCGACGAAGTTTATGCCGTACCTTACCAGTACGTTTTCTACGGTACCGATCTAAGCGGGGACGAGAACGGGTATATGGCTAAGTATAACGACTACGACGAAAAATTACACTTTTCGGTTAAGTGGCGTTCAGGCATCAACTACGTATTTAGTGAGTACTTCGTAAAGTTGGCTTTAACGGCTAGTTAATAGAATTATGAACGGGGGTTAATAGCCCCCTTTAATACCTTTGAAAAATGTGTGATGAAATAACAAGCGGATATTCGAAGCGAAATTGTCGCGCTATCGCGGGGGTCAAGTCGTTTATTCCTATTGATATGTCGAATATTGCGACCTATACAACTGACGGCGCGGGAACGGTTACGGCTTTAACTAGCCATAGAACGTGCTTCCGATATAGCCTAGACGTGAATTCAAGTAGCTACACTCAGACGCCAACGGGCGACCGGGCAAACGGGGCTTATTCTATTGTTCAGGCTTTTACGGCTATGTTCAAAGATGACGAATTAGCAACCGACCAGGCTATGGACCTATTCGTACAAGGCTACTACGCCATAATCGTAGAGATGCGAAACGGTAAAACTAAATTACTAGGGGCTGAGAATGGCCTAACCGTTACGACTATCGAAATGACAAGCGGCCAGGCGGGTACAGATATGAACGGTTCGACGTTAAATATGGAAGGCGACGAAAACGCCGTTGCACCAGTAATAACAGACACGGCTATAATTACGGCTTTGTTGGCACCGCATAGCTAAACAAATTTTGTGTTTAAATTAAAAGGGGTGGTAGTCTTAAGGCCCACCCCTTTTTGTTATCTTTGAACTATGAGCAACTTAAAAAAAGAATTTTTGGGGCAAATGACGTTTAGTAAGATTCTCAATAAGATGATCGAAATAAACGAAGCCAACGAATATACGTTACTAGTAGAAGGCCGCGAGGACCTTTTTAACGTAACCAATAAGAAGCCGTTAAAAGAGGTTAAGAAGGAAGCACCAACCGACAAACCTAAACGCCGTAAAAGGTTTGAAAATAAGTCGTAAACGTGTTATACCTGGCGAAAAATACCACTAATAGGTTAAGCGTAGACGCGCCCCTAATGGCTCAACTAGAGGCCCCCTATTACTTTTTTACATTTTCGCACCTTCAGACCCAGGCGTTTTTTAGTACTTACCTGACCAGGCTAAACCCTTCTAGCGATAGATACGGCGAATTTAATTTGATTCTACCTACTGACCTAGATATGACTTCAGGAAGTTACCAGTATAAAATATTTGAGAACGCGAACGACACCGATACGGACACTTCAACAATGGCACTACTAGAGCAAGGAATAACGAAGGTAGCTAAAGCCTTTACACCTGGTACATATTACGAACCCCCACCACTAATAAGCCCGACTTATGGCAATAGTTAAAAACGATTATAGAAACGAAATAGTAAGCGGCTTACCTTTTGTTTTTGGTAGGACTGGCGTAACCTTAGAACCAATCGAAAAAGTCGATAGAGCTAACGGGGTTATAAAGTGGGGCGAAAAGAACCTATACCCACAATGGTTAAATTCACTTTTTTACGGGTCGGCTATTCATTCGGGAATAATACGAAGCAAAGTATATTATATTTCTTCAGGTGGTCTAAACTACGAAGGCCCCGACTTGGAAGCCTGGGCGCGTATGTTTGCCAATGGTACGTCTGACGTGAACCTAGACCAGTTAGTCGAACAAATGGCCCTAGACCTAGAACTATATAACGGGGTGGCCTTACGTGGTAGGTGGTCCTTAGATCGTTCTAATTGTGCTAGACTGGACTTGATACCTTTTGAAACTATACGACACCTAGCCGATAGCGAACAAATAGCGGTTTCCCCTGACTGGTCCGATAGACATACGGGGTTTATGGTTTACGAACCTTTGAACCCTACCGAAAGGGATAGTTTACAATTTTACATTATGTATTGTCAGAAGCCTAAACAAGTGGTTTTTGACGGTAAACAAAAAGTAGAAACGGGGGCCTACCCCCTGGCGCCTTATATCGGTGGTATCAAATCTATTCAAACGGACATAGAGATAGTTAATTATTCTCATTCGGAAATAATAAACAATTTCGGGCTAGGTACTATAATTAATCTAAACGGGGGCAAACCTAAAACGCCTGACGATCGTAAGAAACTAGAAGCCAGGATTAAGGGGGCAACGGGTACAGACGCCGCGGGTGGAACCGTAGTACTTTTTAACAACGGAAAAGACAACGCCGCGACAATAGAGAAACTAAACGGCAACGACCTAAACGACCGTTATATAAGTCTATCTGAGGACGTAAGGAAAAATATACTTTTGGCCCACTCGGTTACTAGTACTTCGCTTTTTGGTCTGAGTATGGACGGCAATTTCAACGCGTCCGAAATGGAAGTAGGCTATGAAATAATGAAAGCCAACTATTTCAGAAGTCGCCAGGACGCCCTACTAAGCCTTATTCGTAATGTAGCGACCCTATGTAATAACATAACGGGGGAAATAACCTTTAACGCGGTTAAAATAGCGGGAACGGAAGTAAAAGAACCCGCGCCAGTTATGACCGTTAAAATAGAAAAGGAAAAACACCAGGATAGTAAATTTATATTCCAGGATTCATATAACGACTACCCCGAAAGCGCGAGTAACAACGCCCAAAGGGCAATAGATTATAAAGAAAAAAACGGGTCCGACTGTGGCACCCGTATAGGGTGGACCAGGGCGCGACAATTAGCCAACCGTGAAAATATTTCCTGGGACACGATAGCCCGTATGGCTTCTTTTAAAAGACACCAACAAAATAAAGACGTGCCTTATTCTGAAGGGTGCGGCGGTTTAATGTGGGACGCCTGGGGCGGTACTAGTGGTATAGAATGGGCAATATCTAAAAT